GCCGAGCTGATGAGTACAAGTTGTGCATGGAGTGAATATGTCGCCAATCAAATCAATCCTAACCGCCTGCGCACTGCTGGCTAGTTTCGCTGGAGGATACTGGCTGGCAGATAACGGCTGGCAGAAGAAGGCGAGCAAAGAGCGCGCTGAAACATCAGCATACATCGCGCAACTATCAGAACAACACAGGAAGAAAGAACATGAACTCGCTAAGAATGCCGAAGCGTTGGATCAAAAATACACTGCGGATTTATCTGCTGCCGAACGCCGTATTGATGAGCTTAGCGCTGATATCGCTGCTGGCCCTAAGCGGGTGTTCGTCCGCGCCAAGTGTCCAAGTGGAAGCGCCGAAACCAGCACCTCCGGCAGCGTGGGCGATGGAGGAGCCGCAGAGCTTGGACAAGCTGCTAGAGAGGATTATCTTCGTCTCAAGCGAGGAATAGCAAAGCAGGATGCGCAGATTCGGTATCTGCAAGATTACGTGAAGCAGCAATGTTTAAGCCCCCAATGATGGGGGCTTTTTTATACAAGAGGGAAATCAAGCGGCCCTTCGTAAAACTCAATCCTGGCTGAAATAACCTGAACCCCCAAAGATTCAATTTCCAGAAGTCTCTGTAAGTTAGGATCTATTATCCTGTTTGAACCAAATCCCTCTGGAGTTAGACCGCCCTGACTCCCCTGTGCGTTAACCCTAAGTGGTATATCAGCGCCAACTTGCTGTAGGTTTGCGACTGGAGTTGTAAGTGTAAATCCAGTTAGCAACTGACCTTGCAATGCTACACCCATTGAGGGCCTCATGTTATAAACTTGCTCTTGAGTTCCGCCGGTGTAATCAGCATTGGTTATTGCATATACCCTGCCAATAACTCCAGCGCCAGTTGCCCCAAGAACTCTCTGCTTTAGATCGATAGGGTGTACGCTTCCAGCTTTTAGTATTGAGTAATACTTTCCGCCGGCCGTTGCGTTTGCTATCTCGCGAGAAGCCTCCCATTGCAGTCCTCGCTTCTTATTCATTTCGTCGTATGTCTGGAAGCAGAACGCACGATTACCTGCTGCAATGTTTTGCTCTAACGCTGTAGGCTCTGTTGATGCCTCTATGTACCACGGCATATTACACCACCGCTCTTACGTTGATCAGGCAGTTTCCTGTTTCAGCCTTTGCCCACGCACCGGTTGCGGACGCGACGTTTGTTGCTGATTCAAATAGCCGCACAGTAAGACAGTCGCCAGTCGCATCACGAGCCAGCCCAGCAGACGAATCAGCTAAAGTTAGAAGCTGCTCGCTCTGGTTCTGCACCCTAATCTGCGTACCAACCGAAATGCCTGTTGCGGCGTAAAGGTTCGTCGATACACCCTTAACCAATACAAGATTCATGCCAATATCTCCGAGTGGTTTTGTGCATTATATCGCCGATTGGGACGGTTTGCTCGGAAAGAAAAAGCCCGCTAATGCGGGCTAGTGTCATGCAATCATCTCGTAGTTTATTACCGTCCTGCCAACCTCTCCAAACTTGTCATGATACGTAATCACCTTTGCGCTCCTTCCTGACAGCCACCCGCCTCGCGCTGCGTATGCGTCACGAGCGGCCAAAGTTTGGTGCTGTTCCACTGTCATTAGGTTGCTTTCAACAAGCTTGTTGTGATGAAGGTGACCCATATGGCAATAAGCGAAATCACTGTCACCGTACTCCTTGCGAAACATTGAGGCCATTACTGATGCGACTTTATCGAATCGTGATAGGTGTCCGTGGTGATAGAACAGTACTGTGCGACCATGCTTGTGCATGTAGTATGGGCTTGCAGATGTGTCCACAGTGATTCGCGGCTCGTTCTCGTACAGAGCATTGAGCATCTCTCGCAGCCATACACTTGCTGATGGATCGTGATTACCCTCAGCCATAATAACATGCACATGTTCATGCTTTTGAAGCAACATTGAAATTACTTGGCGTATAACTCGAATGACGACTCGAACAACCTTGCTGAATCTGCTATCAGCGTCGAGCGTGTGCCCGCTACTTGGTGTTTCTGGTGTTAACCCATCTGCATGTAAAAGATCTGCGAGCTGGGCTAGTATTGCCTTGCTTGAGTTTGGGGATTGCTCTATTGCAGCTTTAAACCAATCTACTAGCAATCTCTCAGCTTCTTTAAGATCATAATCAGCCTCAAGGTTTTCACCTTTCCAGGCCAACATGCCGAAATGGTGGTCTGTAAATGTGTACTGATTAACAAGTCTTGGGTTTGTTTCAAACCTGCAAGGTTCAGATATTTTTACAGGTTCGATCTCCTCAGCCATCGCCTCAACGACCTCGCGCATCATGGCGAGTTGCGCATCAGCATCGACCTTTGTCTTGACCCATTGCAACTTAGCTTTGCCGTCTGCATCGTAGAGCGTGGACGTGCCGCGAATGGCATATCCTTCTGGTGCCTTCTTGGTCATGTCAAACTCAGGTGCATGGCCGCGCTTTGCCGCGATGCCTTTGACGCGCCTAACTGTCTTGCGAACGTTTGTGTCGTTAATACCAAGCTTCTTTGCGGCACCTGATGCGCCAAATTCTTCATAAAGCGCAATCACCTCGCGCTGGCGTTCAGTTTGGCAGAATTCCAAAAGTGACATGCTAAATCTCCACTCCATCCATAAATCCAACAATCACAACCTGACTGCCGGCGTAATCAACAACGACTTGCAGGTCGCAATGCTCCATCACGTCAATCCGGCATTCGTGGCCATGCTTGACGTAGTTTGTAAATCCAAGCCAGCTAAGCACATCAGCCGCAGCGTGAACCGCTTCAAATGGCGTTGCTGGCATTGGGTTTAGTTTGATGTTCATTGCGCATTCCTTGCGTAGTTGACTCGCCAAGACTAGCATCAGTTGACACAGCAAGCAAGAAAAAACCCGCCGAAGCGGGTTATTCCTGTCTCTCTTCGGCACTGGCGAGACTACCAGCATGTGGGATAAAAGTATAAAACCCTGCCTTGCGCATTTCGTCCGGAGCTGATGGGTAAGGAGTCCGCCCGTCTTCGCTTTCCGTTTCGCCTCTGCCCATGCGCCAAAGGGATAGTGTAATCCTGTTCACTTTATGCCACAAAACCAATGTTTTCAGGTGGAATGTGTAGCTTCGGTAATATTGATTGTTTCACTCATCTGCGCAAATCCGCTAACCACCGCGCCGAGTTCCTGTTAGCTGCGCCACAACTGTTGATTGCTTTGCTATTGGTCGTCACCAATCGATGGGTTGGACTTGAACCAACCATCCCGCCACGTACGGTGGCTGCGCATCCGTTGCGTACATCACAAAGCAATCACAGTTATGCACTCCTCACTCTATCGCTCGACAGTGCTCCGAGTATTTCGCGCCGTCTGTTCCGGCTGTCAAGATAGGAATCACCCCCTCTAGTTGATTGCAGTCAAACCACAACCAGATTGACGTTACACTCTTACGGTTCGCGGAACCAGCCATTTCTGGTGAGTAGGCCCATGCTTTCGCAAGTGTCGCCGTGCGGCCTGTTTTGCCTGTCTTTAAGCTTCAGGCTTGGCGTGTGGTGGCCGGTGCTGATCTCCGGCTCATGCCACCTTCATTTGTTCTCTGCGAGCAGCGTGCTGCCTCTTCGCTGCTTCAGATCTGATGGCTCTCTGCTCCTCCGACATGGGTGGCCTTCCTTGGTGGGCCTTGCTCATTTTCTCTCGCGTTGCCTGAGGGATGGTCTTCCCTCGCTGAGCTATGCCAATCGCCGCCCTGTGTGAAGCTGAGAGCTTTCTTCCTGCCAGTGACTGAGATATTTTTCTGCGAGTATTGGTTGCTGGGCTTACTCCCCTTGACCCATCACCTCCGCCTGTCATGTTGTATCCATGCGGGCACATGGTTATGTGCGCCTCAATGGCCAACATCTCCATCATGCATAGATCTTCTCTGTTGTCAGCATTGCCAATGACTTCTGATGAAAATGAATCCTCTCCATATTTTCTAATGGCTGCGGACAAGGCATATGGCTTGCCAGCCCTGGCGTAGTTCACATGCCGCTGAACCCTGCGAGACAAGCTTTCCGTTGTTATGCCAATGTACGACTTACCATTCGAGAAAGTCAGCTTATACACAATACCCATAATAAGTCTCAGCCTGCGCATTCACCACAACCAAATCTTACCATCTGCACCGATTACCGCAATAACTATTTCGGTTGTTTGTGCGAGACGCCG